CTTGGACGTTGCCGCCGCGGGTCGCGATGGCCTTCCGCAGCGGGTCGAGGACGACCTCGGCGATCTTCTGGCCGCCGAGGTTGATGTGCAGCGTGACCGGCCCGGCCGCCGTCGCTGCGGCGGCCGCGGGGCTGCCGGTGCCGACCATGCCGGGGATGCCGGCGGTGATCCGCCGAGCTGCGCGCGGACGTCGGGCACGCCAGCCGCGATGCCGGTCGTGAGGCCCTTCATGATCAGGCGGCCGTTCGGCGTCAGGAGCCGGGCATCGAGGTCCGCCGGCCCCTTCCAGTCCGGGATCCAGCTCGTGATGCTGCCGAGCAGGCCGCGCAGGTTGCCGACCTCGGACTCGATGCCGTTGATCAGGCCGCCGATCAGCGATGACCCGGCCGACCAGAGCAGGCCGCCGAGGTTGCCGATCGCAGAGACGGCCCGGCCCGGGAGCCCGGCGAGGGTGCGGACCGCGCTCGACAGGTGCGACGACACCGAGGACACCATAGACGACATCGCCGAGGAGACCTTGCCGAGGACGGCGCCGCCGAGGCCGGCAAGCGCCCCCGCCGCGCGCCCCGGCAGGCTCGCGATCCAGCGGATGATGGCGTTGACCATGTCGGGTACCACGCTGTGCCCGACCAACTCGTCGTAGAGCCAAACAAACAGGCCGTAGACGTCCATGATCCAGCCGCGGACGGTGGTGTAGGCGCGAGTCAGGCCGGAGATGGTCTCGGCGGCGGCAACGACGAGGCCGCCGAGGACGGTGGCGATGTCGCCGATGATCTGCGCCGAGCCGGGGCCGTCCTTGCTGATGATCGACAGGGCTGTCCCCAGCGACCTGCCGAGGCTGCCCATCGCCTGGCCGATCGCCTGGAAGACGGGGCCGGAGTTCTGCACCGCGGCCGTGAAGCCGGGCAAGACGTTCTTGACGAAGTTGTCGAGGCCGTCGGACAGCGGCTTGATGTCCCCCGCAGCGCTCTGGAAAGCCTGCTTCAGCTCGGCCGTGACGGTCGGGTCCTTCAAGACGCCCATCGCTCCGTTGATGGCGTCCTTGAGCGGCTTCACCATCGGCTGCGCGTCCGCCGTCAACTCGCTCTTGGCGGTGCTGGTCAGCTTCTTGATCGCCGACTGGATCTCCGGCTTGTCCTTGAGCAGCGCCGCGCCGAGGCCGATCACGCCGATCCCCGCAAGGGAGATCGTCGCCGCGGAAAGGAGCGCGCCGATCGCGGGGGCGGCGGTGGTCACGATGGCGGCGGCCAGCGCCACGCCCGCCGCGGCCACATACGGGTTGGACGACATGGCCCCCGTGGGGATCTTCATCGCGCCGAGGACGCTCGACGCCGCGTCCGGTAGCCCCTTGGTGAGGGCTGCCTTGGCGGCGTCGGTGATACCGGAGCCGATCTTGCCGCCGACCGTGCCCAGCGCCCCCGTCACGCTGCTGCCGATGCCCTTGAGCGCCCCGCCGAGGCTGTCCAGGAGGGTGCGGCCGAGGCCCGCGCCGAGCCGCTCTGCGCCCTGCGCCGTGTCCCGCGCCGCGTCATCCAGGCCGCGGCCGAGCGTCGGGGCGATGTCCCGCGCCGCCCCATCCACCGCGCGGCCGGCCGCCTTCGCGCCCTGCGTGAGCGCGTCCCCCAGCGCCTTCCCCGCGCCCCCGGACGACTTCTCGATGGCGGCCATGTTGCCGTCGGCCGACTTGGCCAGGGCGGCCATCTCGGCCCCGGCGGCGGCGATACCGGCGTCCCCCGCGCTCGTGTCCACCCGGAAATACGCGACCAGGTCGCCGACGGTCATTCCCACGGCAGGCTCCTCCCTGTGCTGGGGTCAGCTGTGCAGTGCCGCGCGGACGGCGTGTGGGTCGTCGACAGTGGCGAGGTAGGAACCGGCCGCCCGGCGGAACGCCGAGTCCGGGGACAGCCCGGCGAGGAGCGCCCGGAACTGGCGGGACGTCAGCGCCGCGATGTCTTCCGGGCGGAGCCCGTACTCGCGGCGGTAGTCCGCTTCGATGGCCCACCACCAGTGGCGGATCGCGTAGTGGAGGCGCGTCGGGCGGCCCGGTTCGCCGGGCCCGGCAGGTTTCCCGCGCGGGCACGCTCCCGCTGCGCCTGGACCTGCTCCCACGCCTCACGGAACGTCAGGTCGGGGCGCTCGACCTGGGCGATCGCCCACGCCACCAGCGTCACGAACTCCTGCGCGCCCACACCGGCCGCGATCAGCTCGTCGAGCTTGCCGGGGCCGAACAGGTCCGCGGCGAGGCTCTGTACCTGCTCTTCGTCCTCGATCGCCGCGTCGAGGCGCGCCTGAATCGAGAGAGGCAGGTCGGTGGGGACGGTGATGGTGACGCCGCGCACGGTCTCCGTGCGGGCGGCGCCGCCGATCTCCTGCCAGAACTGGTCCCAGGACTGGTGGTCGGTCTCGACCGGGTCGGGCGCGGTCACGCGCCGACCGCCATCGAGGACGCCGCGCCGGAGCGGGTGAACGTCACGCTCCACGACACCTTGGCGTTCTGGTCGCCGCCCTGGTCGCCCATGGAGGCGTAGCAGGTCCACACCTCGTACTCGGTGTCGCCTGGCGCGCAGAAGCGGATCTGCCCGAGCGAGGCGTTCCCGATGCCCTTGGCCAGGGTCTCCACGGCCGCCTGGCCGGGGTCGCCCGCACCCGTCGTCGGGTCGAGCAGGCGGAAGCCCTCCAGCTTGAGGGACTGGCCGCGCTGCATCATCTGGCCCTCGTACTCGCCGTTGGACGAGTAGTCGGTGACGTCGGTGTCCTTCTCGTTCGCGTTCGACTTGGTGAAGGTGTTGATCCCGCCGATCGCGGTCCACGACGGCGTCGCGCCGACCGCGATCTCGAACGTGCATCCGCGCGCGTCGTACTTCTCCGTGGCCATCGCGGGCCCTCCTCTGGGCATGCTGGGATGCCCGCGCGGCGGCGTGCCGGCGGGCTGCGGGGTGGTGTGGTGGGGCCGCTACTCGCGGCGGCCGGTCTGGTTGCGTACCTCGAGCGCGTAGTTGCAGACGTGCTCGAATCGCTGCTGGGAGTCCTGGCCCATCGACGTGACGGTCTGCTGGGCGGTGCAGGAGATCATGCGGGTGCCGTCGGGCAGGGTGATCGCGTCGAGGCCGTGCAGCGCCGCGTAGATCGCCTCGGCGCGGGCGCGGGAGACGCGGGGGTCGGTGGTGCCGCGCACCCGCACCTGGAGCGACGGCATGTCGTAGCCCAGGCGGCTGTCGGGCTGGGTGCCGCCGTACAGGGTGAGCGCCACGGCCTCATCGGGGCTGGCCGGCAGGGTCTCGATGAAGCAGTCCCCGCCCGTGCTGTCCGGGCGGAAGTCGACCAGGCCGAGGCCGTCGAGGTACTGGGCGAGGCCGTCGAGCAGCGCCACGTCAGCCCCCCTCGGTCGCGGTGCGAATGGACTCGGCGATGATCGCCTGAATGGTCGGCGCCTCGCTGTGCGCCGGCTGCTCCAGGTATTTCGCCTGGCGGCCGGGCAGATGACGCCAGGTCATCTCCTCGTGCTGCCTGATCGCATACACCGTGTCGTAGGAGACGGCGCCGACCAGCTCGGCCCGGTCGACCTGCGCCCGGCCGGAGCGTTCGAGCGTGCCCTCGTCCAGCGGGACCAACCGGTTGGACTCGCCGAGGAGGTGCTCCATGCCGAGTTCGAGGCCGGTCGCGGCGCCCTCGCGGATCGCCGCCAGGGCTGCGGCGCCGTCCCACCGGAACGTGGTGCGCTGCGGCACGGTGGTCTCCCTACTGCACGTGGAGCTCGACGTGATCCGGCGTCGGCATCCCGCCGCCGTCCCGGTCCATCCGGACGAGGACGGTCGTGGTGGTGCCGTCCGGCAGGGCCAGGCGGGAGAGCGCCGGGGCGACGGTGCCGGGTGGCACGAACACCGTCGACCCGGAGATGACCTCTTTGCCCTGCGCGTCCAGCACCGTGTGCGTCTCGCGCACCGTGTACGCCCGGACCGTCACCGGCTCTCCCCACGCGGGGCCATAGCCGGTGTCGCCGAGGTACGGGCTGATCGTCACCTGCTGGCGGAGCAGCCACGCCGGGATCCCCGCCATCAGATGACCGCCCCGATCGGCCACGGGCCGCCCCAGGTGCGGACCTCGCCCACGATCAGGTGACGCGGGGTCAGCGCCGGGTCGGCGAGGACGTCCCACACCTGCGGCGCCACCTGCCGCGCCGGGGAGTCCGTGCCGTCGGCCGCCACGGGCCCGGACCGGCCGGTGCGGGACAGCGACGCGCCGCCGATCGAGACCGAGGAGTAGCCGGCCCCGAACGCGCCGATCGAGTCGCCCAGCTCGGTCCACCAGGCGACCTGCGCGCAGGTGGCGTCCCGGAACGCGTCGGCCACCAGCTCGTCGACCGGCAGGCCGGTGTCGGAGTCCGCCGCGTACCGGCACTGCCGGAACACGGTCGCGTCGAGGAACCGCGAGGCCTGCGCGAGCTGCGCCGCGGCCGTCGCCGGGGCGGGCTGCCCGGTGTACGTCTCCAGGTCCTCCGCAGTCGCGTACACACGGGCTGCCATGCCGCTACTCCTCGCTGCTCGGGCTGCTCTTCGCCGCGCCCCGGCGCGCCCGGGTCGGTGCCTTCGCGGGCTGCTCCGGCTCGGCCGGCGCCTCCGGCTCCACGCGGTAGCCGCGCCGCCGGAAGTACGCCAGAGCCGCGCCGTGCTCGCTGCTGTCGACCAGGGCGACGCCGTCGCGGAACGGCACGCCGACGCTCACGCCGGAGTAGCCGCCCGCGGGCGCCGTCACGCGGTACCGGCCCACGTCACTGGACCTTGATGTTGCGGAGCACGGCGGCCGACCGGGTGTTCTTCAGAACCGGAGCGACCGGGCCCATCTCGATCTCGCCGTTCTTCACCGCGCCGGGCAGGTCCATCGGCGGCATCCACGTGTGCACCAGCTCGGTGCCGGCGACCGAGGCGCCGTGGAAGCTGTCCAGGCCGAAGGTCACGGCGTACAGGTCGGTCAGGCCGGTGATGTTGCCGCCGGAGCCGGAGCCGTCCGCGTCGCGGGTCTCGATCGGGACGATCGGGGTCGCGCCGTCGGCCGCGTCGCCGAGGTCGACCAGCACCCACTGGCCGTACTGCTGGATCTCGCGGCCGAGGGAGTCGGTCGTCTGGGTGTAGAGCGAGGCGCGGCGGGCCAGGGAGCGGATGCGGGTGATGCTCTTGGTGTTGCCGAGGATGGCCTTGACGCCCGGGGGGAGCGCGCCGGGCTCGCCGAGGTCGCCGCCGCCGGTCTTCGAGGGGACGATCTTCGACAGGAAGTCGTCGAGGATGTCCAGGCAGCCCATGCCCTTGTTCTCGTCGTTGATGGTGGCGGCGGTCCAGTCGAAGTAGCCGGTGCTGGCGCCGTTGTTGATCGGCAGGTACTCGGTGTCGGTGCCGGTCAGGGCCTTGTCGAGGCCGTCGAAGCCGTTCGCGTCCACGGAGGTGTCGCCGTTGATGCAGGCGTCCTCGAACTTCGTCCGCACCGAGGTCATGAGCTGCTGCATCTGGAAGTTGACCTCGTTGCTCGCCGCGGGGCCGAGGTTGGCGAGGACACGGTCGATCTGGAAGCTCCCGCCGAGCGGGACGAGGTCCACGGTGAACCGGGACCGGGTCGCCTGGTTGGGCTGGTATTCGTTGTTGAGCGCGCGGAACGCGGCCGGGGCCGGAGTCGTGAGCCGGGTGTAGCCGTAGGTGAGGGAGCCGCCGCCGGTCCCCGGGGTCACGGTGTCGTCCCACACCATGTTGTCGAGCAGCCACGAGTAGCGGCGCAGGTTGTCGATGACGTTGAAGTTGATGTCGTCCTGGGTGTTGACCTGCGCCTGGGCGAGGGTGATGGCCATCGGGCCACGCTCCTATGTTCGGGGGTTAGCCGCGGCCTGCCAGTCGGGCGGCCACGGCCTCGGAGAGGGAGCCCGCGCGCTTGCGCGCCTGGGGCGCTCCGGCGGGCGGGGTGGTGGTGGACGACCGCCCGGCGGCCGGTGTGGCGCGCAGCGTCGGGTGGGCGTCGAGGTGTTCGGTGATGAGCTGCCGGACCGCGGCGGTGAAGGCCTTGCGGTCGGTGGGGTCGACGTCCAGCTCATCGACGGCCGAGCAGAACGCCCGCGAGTCGAGGAGGCGTTCGGCGTCGGCGCCGGCCGCGGCGGCCGTGCGGTACACCGTGAGTTCGATCTGTGCGGCGAGGGCGTCGCCCATGGCGGATTCGCGTCCGGCCTGGGCGTCGGCGAGCTGCTTCTGGAGCTGCTCGGGGGTGATCTCCTCACCCTGGATGCCGAGCGTGCGCGCGAGTTCCTTGGCGAGTGCGTCGCGCGCCTCCTGGACGGCGGCCTCGCGGGCGCTGGTCCTCGCGCGGGCGGCGTCCTTGCGGGCCTTCTCGACCTCGCGGCGCAGCCGGATGACCTCGGGCGAGCCCTGCTCGCCGGTCTCGGTCTGCTGCTCCTCGGTCGCGGCGCCGGTCGGCTCGACCTCGGGATCGGTGGTGTTCTCGGGCATGGTGCGTGCCTCCTGGGCATGCTGGGGTGTCCCGCTACCTGGCGGGCTCTACGTGGTGCGGTGGTGCGGGTGGTGCGCCCCGCCGTCCTACGGCGGGGAAGTCTGCGGGCTCAGCGGCGCGCGGCGGCGGCCTTGCGGCGGCCCTTCGCGGCCAGGCGGTTGAACTCGCCGGGCGGGAGCGCGCGCCTGGAGATCCACGCGGCGAGCGCCTTCGGGTCACCCTTGGCGTGGCCGGAGACCTGGCCGACGAGCTTGTCCCAGTTCCACGGGTGGCCCTTGCGGGTCAGGTGCACGGGTCCCGGCATCGGTCAGCCCTTCCGGGCGGCCGCGGCCTTCGCCTGGAAGACCTTCTTGCCGAGCTTCTTGCGGCCGATGAAGGCAGCGAGCCCGGACGGGTCGGTGGCTCCCTTGGCGGCGAGCTTGGCGGTGAGCTTGGCGAACTTGGCGCTCACGGCGTCCTCCTGGTGGTCATCGGGCGGTACCGAGCTGCTCCCGGACCGGCTTGCGCTTGAGGCCCTTGTCGGCGACCAGGGCGCGGATCTTGGCCTGGTAGGCGCGCACGCGCTGCTCGGCGCTGCGCCGCGCGTCGTCGTCCAGGGCGACCAGGGCGCGGCGTTTCCACGCGCGGACCTGGCGCTCGTAGTAGCGCTGGGTCTGCGTGTCGTCGTAGGTGGCGCCGTGCGGGTGCGGCGGGGACTCGGGCCGGCGGGTGACGCCCGGCAGGTAGGCCGAGAGCGAATGCCGGCAGTTGGGGTGGAGCAGGCCGGCGGCGCGCGCCTCCTCGACGCTCCCGGCGACGTGCACGGCCACGGTGGCAGGCGACACGGCGGACTTGGCGTGCTCGGTCGCGGGGCCGGGCGGCCCCGACAGCCGGAGCACGGCGCCCTCCCAGGGATGGCAGCGCGGACAGTCCAACGGCGACGACGACACGACGACGTACCGCTGCCCGAGTTGGGCGAGGCGGTCGGTGTGGCCGTCGATGGCGGCGCGGCCGGTGACTGTGCGCACGGCCATCTCGGCGTAACTGGCGACCTGCCAGTTGCGGCCGGCGCGGTCGGTGAAGCCGGTGATGCCGCGCGCGGCGAAGGCGTCGAGCGCCTGTTGTGCGCCCTGGCGGCGGGTGAGCGCGCCGAGCAGCACGGGGCTGACGGCGCGGTTGGTGACCTGCTGGTACACGTCCACGACCGCCCGCACGATGCGGGTGTAGACGGGGCGCAGGTCGTGGACGGCGGAGGCGGCGAGGCGGTCGACGGAGCGGGCCTGCGGCAGCCACACCGCCGCCGCGTGGCGTTGGCCTTCGGCGAGCGCGCCCAGCTCGGCGACCGCCGCCTGATCCCCGCGCCGGTACGCCTCGGCCACAGCCGCCGCGAGGGCGCCGGAGGCGTCGTGCTCCAGCGCGGAGGCGATGCGCTGCGCCCCGCGCCGCACGTCCCCGATCGCCGCGGCTTTCTGCCGTGCCCAGCCGGGCGCGTCCATGTCCCCGGACAGGGAGCGACGGAGCAGCCGGAGTAGGGCGTCCTCGGCGCTGCTGTACAGGTCGGCGACCTGGCGGGCGAGGTCGTAGGCGAGATCCGGCGACACGGGCACGCTGCGCCTCCGCTACTTGCTGCCGCCGCCCGCTGCTGCCGGACCCATGGGCACGATCGGGCCTTCGTCGCCGTCCGGTTCGCCCGGGTAGGTGCCGTACAGCTGCGGGTCGAGCGGCTGCGGCCCCGCCGGCTGCTCGTCACCGACCTGCGTCGGATCCGCCAGACTCCGGCCGTACTCGCCCTGGATCCGGATCACCTCGTCGGCGGTCTGGTCCTCGTCCCAGTCCGGGTGGACGAGGCGCACGACCTGGTCGGTGGAGATGGCTTCGGCCGCGCGGAGCAGCTGCGCGGTCTGCGCGAGTTCCTGCGGCGCCGGGGCGACGCTGTCGCGGAACTCGACCGAGGGTTCGCACGGCTTGACCTGCATGCCGAACTTCGCCTGCGCGATGCCCAGCCACGCCAGCACGATCGAGCGCACCGCCGGTCCCCAGTACAGGGTTTTGCGGGCGCGGGTGGTCATGGAGCGGCGCTCGCGGCTGCGGATCTCCGTCGCGGTCATGGCGCTGCCGTCCTGGGCGAACCCGAACGTCGCGCCGCTGTAGCCCGCGAGCCTGACGGCGTGCTCCATGAGGTCGGTCAGGGTGGCCGTGTGCTCCTGGTAGCGGATCGCGAACTGCGTGGACGTGAGCTGCATCCCGCCATCGCCGGAGCGCGGGAGCGCGTTGACGGTGCTGTACACCTCGCGGTCTTCGTTCCACGACGCGCCGCGTCCGGGCCCGTGCTGGTCGAGGTAGCCCTGCGGGACGATGATGCGGCCTTTGCCGATGCGGATGTCCCTCATCCACGAGGAGTAGACCTCGTCGATCGCGTCGAACGTGGATTCGAGGCTCTGGAAGTCGGAGCGGCCCCAGCCGTTGACGGCCGGGATGTGCCGCCACGCCCTGGCGGGGCGCATGTTCGGCACGTAGGCGGCCGTCAGCGTATCGATGCCAGTGAGGATCGCGCCCTCGGCGTTGGCCTGGTCGGCGAGGCCGGCGGTCTGCTCGACGTCCGCCAGCGGCACCGCCTGGCCGAGGTTGGTGGGCGTCCCCTGGTACAGGCCGTGGAGGATACGGCCGGGCTCGTGGCGCTCCAGGTGCCGCCACACGATCTGGCCCTGACGCTGCACCTCGGTCCAGAACGTCACGCCCTTGAGGACGCCCGCGACGAGGTCGGGGATGGCGGTGTCCTGGCCGACCACGTCGATCCACGGCGTGTCCCGGACGCTGTCGTCCCAGACGACGCGGAGGTAGCAGCCGCCCACGGCGGCGGCCAGTTCGGCGCCCTCCAGGAATGCGACGTGGAGGCCGTCGTCGATCAGGTTGTCCACGGCGGTCTGCGTCGTCATCGAGTCGTCGATGTGGAGCGCGGGCGGCTCGGAGAACAGGAGGTCAGCGGACACGCGCGCGAGGTCGCCGGCCACCGGCAGGTGGTACTTCGTCAGCTGCTCGCCCGGCGCCGTCCTCGCGCCCCACCACCAGCGCTGCGCCCACCCGAGCAGACCCCGAGCGCGCGGCTCCTCCCGGGACATGGCGCCGTGCCGCATCCCGTACAGGCCGTACCGCTCGGCGAGCTCGATCGGGTCTCCGGCCCACCAGGTGGACCAGTCGGCCATGGCGGTGATGACGCGGTGGTCGAGCGGGGGCCAGGCCATGTCAGCTGTGGGCAGCGGCATGGGTGACCTCCGGGGTGAGGGCTGGGCGCCACAGGGATTCGGTGGTGCGGATGGCGTAGCGGAGCGCGTCGGGGCCGTGGTCCGCGGTCTTGAGCGGGCGGTCGATGCCGGCCTCGGCGGCTTTCGGGTCCCACGAGTAGCCGGTCATCTCGTCGATGAGTGCGGTGCAGGAGGTGTGGACGAGGAGGCGGCCGGTGGAGAGCAGCGACGCGGTGGTGCGGATGCCGTCCAGCACGGTGTTGTCGGCGGCGACGACGGGGAGGCCGCCGGTGCTGTGGAGTTGCTCGATGAACGAGGCGGCCGAGGGGTCGACGATGACCCATTCGGGGTCGACGTGCTGCGCCGCAAGCCACTCGCGCAGCGCCCGGTCGTACTCGGTGTCGGTCATCTGCCGGTGGGTGGCGCGGGAGTCGTGCCGGTACTCGGCGCACGCGTACAGCCGCCCGTCGCTGCCGAGGCCGAGGAGGACGGCGTGCAGGGGGTTGACGGTGCCATAGTCGAGGCCGACCCACAGGCGGGTCATGGGCGGCAGGGTGTCGACGACGTGGCGGGTGTCGTCCCACATGTCGTAGACGGCGCCCTCGGCGACGACCCATGCGCCGTCGATCATGCGGCGGCGCCACAGGCCGGTGTATTCGGCGGAGAGCGAGGCGACGTAGTCGGGCGACAGGGTCTCGTTGTCGCGGAGCGAGAAGTGCCACGACCGCATGTCCAACTCGTGCTGCCGGTCGAGGTATCCGACCTTGAGCCAGTGCCGCGGGCTGTCGGGGTTGGTGGTGGCGAGCAGCCGCGCGCCCGGAACCGACAGGCGGGCGAGGAGCTGCGTCCAGAACGCCTCCGGCAACAGCGTCGCCTCGTCGGCGTAGGCCAGGCACGCCGTCAGTCCGCGTAGGCGGCCCTCGGCGCGGGAGTCCGCTGCGCCGATCAGGTGCACCGTCCGGCCGAGGATCGTGGCGGTCGTCGCGCCGCGGGTGTGCTGCACGGCGGTGGCGAACGGGCCGAAGATCTCCGGGTCCATGAGCGGTTCGAGGACGTTGCGCTCGATGGTCTGGAGCGAGCGGCCGACGATCAGCACCAGGCCGGAGGCGGGGGCGTCGGCGATGCCGCGGAGCAGCGCCCACAGCGAGCAGATCGTCTTCCCCGACCGGACGGCGCCGTGCCAGAGGTTGATGCGCGCCGTGGCCTCGCGGAACGAGCGGGCCTGCTTCGCCGACATGAGGCCGGCGGCGCTCACTCGCCCGCCTGCTGCTCGCCGACGCCGAGGGAGCGGCCGAGGTTCCGCAGCACCTCGCGGAGTTCGTCGTGTCCGCCGCCCGCGGTGCGGTCCTGCCGCTTCCAGTACTTGTCGAGGATGATCCCGATGGACGTGTACCCGGCTTGGACGTCGCGGAGGGGCGGCATGGGCAGGGTGACGACTTCGGCGCCTTCGCGGCCGGATGCGACCTGGTCGTAGGGGCCCCAGATGCGGGCGCGGAGGCGGCCGACGTCGTCGATCATCTCGGCGAGCTGTTCGGCGAGCTTGGCGTCGGTGTCGGCCTTGCGCGCGGCCGTGGCTTTTACGGTCTGGGCACGTTCGAACGCGCCCGCAACACCGGAGTCCGCGGCGAGCTTGGAGACGGTCGAGGGTGCTACGCCGTGGTGCTTGGCGATGGCGCGGGCGGAGAGCTTGCCTGCGCGGATGTCGTCGAGGATGGCGGCGCGGATGTCGTCGGCGAGTGGCTTGGGCACAACGCGCTCGCCTCCGATCAGTGGGGCTGGTGCTGCATCACGGTGATGATGCGTCGGGCCGTCGGGTCGACAACGAGGGCGACAGTGCCGTGCACGCGGTACTCGCGGCCGTCGCTCTGGGCGCGGGTCTCGGCCGGTCGGCGGAGGGCGGCGCGGAGGTCGTCGGCGTCGGGGAGGCGGTCGCGGCAGCGGGCGTAGGCGTGCGGAGTGAGGCTCCAGCCGTCGATCCGTGCCTGATGCGGGCGGTGCCGCTCCCATTCGCGGCTGCGCATCAGAATCCAGGGGTGGAGCGCATGAGGCGGTCCCAGAACCGGTAGTTCTGCTCGGCCTTCTCCTGGGCGCGAAGGCGCGCGATGGCGTCGCGTTCGCGGCCGGTGAGATGCGGTCGGCCGGCGCCGGTGCGGATAGCGCGCTTGAGGTCGGCGGCGGCGCGAGCCCGGCGGACCTGGCGGTGTTGGAGGCGGTCGCGGACCTGGCGCGCGGTACGGGGGCCGAGTTGGTCCCAGGTGAGGGATTCGGTGTGGTCGCGGGTCTCGTTACGCATGATGACGCGGGTGTCGTCGCGATAGATCTCGGTGAAACCGGCGCGGCGGAGTTCGGCGAGGGCGGCGCGCTGTTCGGGGGTCAAGCGGCGGCCTCCCGGGGTTGCATGCGGTGGATGAGGCGCGCCAGCTCGGCGTAGTCGTACAGCGGCCGGTTCCGTGCGTCGAGGCCGGCGGGGGCGATGAGCCCTCGGGTCTTCCAGACGCGGATGCGGGTCGGGTTGATGCCGAAATGCTGGGCGGCGACGGGGCCTGGGAGGAGTCTGGCCACGGGCGAGACCTCCTCCCAGGCATGCGAAAGGCCCGGAAGCGGGGGACTTCCGAGCCTAGGCACACTTATGGCGCTGCATCAGCGTTTCACGGCCGCGCGCTACCGTCAAGCGGCGAGGACGTTAGCGACCGCGTCGGCGCGGCGCTGGTAGTCCTCCCAGCGCTCGATGGCGTGGCAGTTCTCGCACTCAGGGTCGTTGCCGAGGAGCCGGCCGAGGGCCGGGACGTTGCAGCGTCGACAGGGCGCGGCGAGCGGTTCCCACCCGGGTTCAACGCTGCCGACGGTGTGGCTGAGGGCGGCGTGGAGCTGGGCGACGTCTCCGGCGAACTGGTCGGCGTCGGGGTGCTCGATGATCTGGGTGTGGGCGGCGAGGAGTTGGGGGATGCCGCCGGGTTGGCCGGTGAGGGCGAGGCACCAGGCGCCGATGATGGCGCGGGCTGGTGGGGTGCCGATCTGGTCGTTGTGGGGGTCGGGGTGGGCGAGGTAGTCGCCGGGGCCGATGATCGACCAGAGGTTGAGGTCGATGGGTGCGGGTGCGTCGGTGGTGGTGGCGCGGCGGGGGACGACCGTGAGGGGCCGGTTGAGGCGGGGGTGTTGGGCGTCGTCGTCGGCTGCGGCGAGGAGGTCGGTGAGCTGGTCGAGGTGGCGGCGGAGACGACGGGCGGCGGTTTCGTCGAGGGCCATGATCTCAGCATACCGACTGGTCGGTGTGTGGCCGGGCGCCGTGGTGGTGGCGCCCGGCCGGGGTGGGTCAGCGCGGCAGGGTGGGGCGGCCGGCGTAGTAGTGGAGCTGGTCGGCGAGGCGCTGCACGTCCTCGGGCGCGACCGCGAACACCACCTGCGTGGGGCCGTTGAAGCCGTCGAGGTCGACGGAGTGGAGGCAGACGCGGCCGTCGGTCCAGGGGCGGGAGACGACAAGGGATCGGCGGGTGTCGGGGTCGTCGGGGCCGGGGCGGTGGAAGAGGTGCAGCATCTCCCTGCCCGGCTGCGGGTCCGCGGGCGTGGGCTCGGGGTGGCGGCCGAGGAGGACGCTGGTGCCGGCGCGGAGGCCGTGGGCGATGGCTCCGGCGTAGACGGCGATGGTGGGGCGGCGGCGGTGGGAGCGGCGTGCGGCGCGGAGGTCGCGGCGGATGTCGGCCTCCAGCTCGGGTGTGCGGGGGGCGGTGCCGAGGAGGTCGGCGTGCTGGGCGTAGACGCGGTCCTGTCGGGTCATCGTCCGGCCTCCTCGGGCATGGTGTGGGCGGTGATGGTGACGGGCGGGGTGCATGCGCCGTGGTGGCGGATCGGGAGCGGGCACTGGTAGTCGACGCCGTGGGCGGTGACGGTCTCGCCGCACGCGGGCGGCCCCAGCACGGGGACGGGCTCGGCCTCGGTGATGGTGACGGTGTGGATGTCGTCGCGGTCCTCCAGCGCGGCGTCGATCCACTGGCGGGCGTTGGCGGCGAGGTCGTCGGCGTCGAAGTAGTAGTCGCCGCGGGCCTGGATGCGGACGGTGAGGGTGATGTCGTGCTCGCGCTCGGGCTGCTCGGCGGGGTCGTGCTCGGCCACGGTCAGGCCTCCTGCTCGGTGTTGGTCGGGGTAGTGGCGCGGGTGACGTGGTCGAGCACCCGGGCGGCGGTGAGGGCGCGCGTCAGCACGGAGTTGGCGTAGCTGGTGGCGGCCTGCTGGAGGGCGGCGGTGAGCTGTGTTCCCAGGTCCGGCGCCGGGGTGGTGGCGCGTGGGGCGGCGGCGCGGGTGGTGGGTGGCCCGCTCAGGCGGTCGAGCTTGGCGCGGGCCTCCTCCAGCTCTTCGCGGGCGGTCGCCAGGTCGCGGTGGAGCTTGTCGGTGTCGTCGTCGTAGCGGTGGAGCGCCTTGCGGAAGCGGTCGACCACGTCGGCGTACCGCTTCGCGACCTCCTGGGCGGTGTTGAGCTCGGCGCGCCCGCGCTCCAGCTCGTCGCGGAGCGCGTCGGTGTCCTCGTCGGCCTCGGTCGGGCTGGGCTCGGTGTCGGCGGGGTCGTCGCCGCGCGGGTCGTGGTCGGGCTCGGCGAGCAGCCGGTCGATGACGGCGGCCTGCCGCTGCACGGTGGCCTGCGCGGCGGCCAGCTCGTCGCGGAGCTGCCGCACGTGCGGAACGGGGTCGACGTCGGGCAGGCCGAGGGCGTCACGGACGGCGGCGAGCTGCCGGTAGACCTCGTCGGCGTGCTGCTTAGCGGCCTCGGCGTCCCGGCGGGCGACGCGCTCCTCGGCGGTCCGGATCTTGCGGGCGCGCATCCCGGCCTGCTCCGGGGTCCAGCCGAGGCGCATGCCGATGCGGGCCCACACGTCGCCGTTGCTGGGCGCGGAGGCGATGTACTCGACGGCGCGGCGGACGGCGGCGCGTTCGGTGCTGTCGAGGCCGGCGGCGGCGCGGATGGCGTCACACGCCTGGTCGACCTGCTCGGTGGCGATGGCGACGCCGGCGCCGCCGCTGCTGTGGGGCTCGGCGATGTCCAGGGCGGCAATGCCGTCGCCGCGGGTGATGGTGAGCGTGCTCGTGCCAGAGGCGTCGGGGACGCGGTGGGGCAGCTCGATCGGGTCCATCGGGTCATTCCTCCGTGGTGTGGGGTGCGTCATGGGGGCCGTGTGGGGAGTCGTCTGGGGTGCGAGTCCGGTGGCGTGGCCGGCGCGGGGACGACCACGCCACGACAGCGGGTCAGACAGCGTCGTCGGGCCACACGATCTCGGGCTCGACCTTCACCGCGCGGCCGTTGCGGATGATGACCCGCCACAGGTCGCCGGTGTCCTCGCCCTCGCAGTGAAAGCGGCCCGTGAAGGTGTGGCCGGGGAAGGCGTCGATCGCCTCCTGGAGGTGCTCGACGAGGTTGTAGTACCGCCGCGCCTCCTCGGACTCCGGGACCAGCGCGGTGGCGGTGACCCGGGTCAGGGTGCCCTCCTCGGTGTCGACGCGCTCCTCAACGCTGCGCAGCGCGACCTCCTTGATGCCGTCGTAGGCGTCCAGGGAACGCCCGTTGAACGGGCTGTCCTTGAACTCCGCCCAGGTGAGCGGCGGTTCGATGGCGAATTCGCCGCTGACGCTGGTGTAGTAGCCCATCGGTCTCGGTCCTCTCGTGTCCCGGCGGGTGCCGGTGGGGTGCTGCGGCCGGGCGGGCACAGCAGCGGGGTCAGGCGTACCAGCGGTCGCCGGGGATGTGGCGGGTGCGCAGCGCGGCGGCGGCGAGCACCTGCGCGTCGGGGTGCCCGGCGGCGACGGCCGCGAGCACGGTGCGGTGAAGCGAGTCCTCCCCGCCGTGCGCGGCCTCCGGGTCGTCGGCGACGGAGGCGATCTCGGTGAGCGTGCGGGCAACGTCCTCGGCGGTCATGGTCAGTGCGTCCGGGTATTCGAGGCGCACGATCGGGGCGAGGGTCTCGGCGGTCGTCGGGGGGCGGTCGCTGTCCTGGCGCCACGGCTGGGCAATGCAGGCGCGGCACAGCGGTGTCGGGTACGGGTTGGTGGTGGTTTCGGCAGCAGGGACCGTCCGCAGGCCACACGCCGTGCGGTACGTGGCCTGCGGGCTGTCGCCTGTGCTCCGCCTGGCGGCCATGTGCCAGATCGGGCCGTGTTCGGTGCGGATGCGGCACGGGTAGTCGTCGCGGCTCAGGCGGTCGCCGCCGGGTGTGGTGGGCCGGAGCTGTTCGACGAGGCGGATCGCCCACGCGGGCGGCGTCTGGCCGAGGGCGGGGTCCCACTTCCGCCAGCGGGGGCGGCGACCGAGGGTCCCGTCCGTCTTGTAGGCGTGGCCGTCGATGGTGACGGTCGGCTCCTGGTCGAGCGGGTCGGTGTTGGCGGGGTCGGGGTAGCGGACCTCGATGGCGTGCGGCTTCATGCGGGCGCCGTCGTGCAGCTCAACGTCGGGGGCGTCCTGGAGGTGGGCGGTGATGGTGCCGTGGACGCGGAGGATGCGGGGCTGGGTCATGCGGCGGTCTCCCAGGTGTCGGGGTGGCAGTGCGGGCACCGGCAGGCGCGGCCGGGGCCGGTGACGTGCTGGTGGTGGTCGGGGTCCGGCAGGCTGACCGGCAGCACCCGGGCGGGCGCGGGCAGCGGCCGGACGGACGGGGCGGGGATCACGCGGGCACCGCCGCCTTCCGGTTGCGCCACCGGCTCGACGCGGCGGCATTCGCCTCCCGGCACGCCGCGCACGGCTCCTCGCCCTGGGCCAGGTGCCGCTTGTAGGCAGAGCGGGTGCCGCAGGGCGCCTTGACGCGGCGTGGCGGCTTCCGGGGGATTCCGGCGCGCTTGCGGGCGGCCTGCTCGCGGTTGTAGGCGCGGTAGGTCTCCTTGCAGGGCGGGCACATGGGCTCGCGGCGGCGCCGGTGCTGCTGGCAGGCGGCGTAGGTGCCGTGCTCGGCGGTGACGGTGCTGCGGATGGGGGATGGCGGTGTGGGCGCGGGGGGTTCGAGGGCGCCGCGGCGCCGGCCCTCGGCGTGGATCGTGATCGGCTTGGCGTCGGTGGGGAGATCCCAGGCGCGGCGGAAGTCGCGGAGGATCTCGCTGACGCGCTGCCGGGATTTGCCGGTGCGCTCGACGACGTCGGCGACGGTTTGCATGCCTCGGCAAGCGGCGGCGACCTCGCGGTGACGGGGCGGCAGGCGGTTGGCGCGGATGCGCTCGATCCGCGCTTCCTCACGGTGTCGTTCGCACTGGACGCAGGGGGATTCGCGGTTGAGCTGGTGGAGGTACATGCCGCGGCCGGTGCCGCATTCGGGGCGGATGTGGCCGGTGAGGCGCTGGTCGGGGGTGAGGCCGCCGAGGGTGGCGTCGCGGTCTTCGATCTGCTCGGCCCACTGCCGGCACTGGGCGCGGACGGGGCAGCTGTCGCAGATGGCGAGGGCGTCGGCCTGTTCTTGGCCGCCGGTGGCGAACCACCAGTCGTGCTGCGCTTCGCCGCGGGCGACCGCTGCCGCGCAGGCAGCGTAGTCGCGCCAGTCGCCGTCGCGGTGGGTGTCGAGGTGGGGCGTGTGGCGGATCTGTGCGGCTCGGGGGCTCATGGTCGCCTCCGTGGGGCGAGTGCGGTCAGGAGGAGGGCGAGGAGGGCGGCGGCACCGCCGAGGACGGCCAGGAGGGCGAGCGTGTCCTCGGCGATGGCGCGGGCGAGGTGCCAGGTCACCCGGCGGCCGGGCGCGGCGCGGGGACGGCGTGGGACCAGGAGATGGGGCAGCCGGGCGCGTGGTCGTTGGGGTACGGGCTGCCGCAGGTCTGGCACGGGACGGGCTCGGCGTCGGCGGCCGGCGCAGGGTCGGCCCACGTGCGGGGCTGCTCGATGGCGGCGCGCTCGGCCTCGGCCCAGGTGCGGATGTCGGCGTCCTCGGCGCGGAGCTGGGCGGCTTCCTCGGGGTTGGTGGCGCGGTGGATGAGCCATCCGGCGAAGATCGTCCAGGCGGAGCCCAGCAAGGCGGCGGCCTCGGCGGCCTCGCGGAGGGCGTCGGCGCGGGCGGTCGCCTCGGCGGGCGTGGGCTGGCCGTTGAGGGCGGCGCGGATCGACGGGATGCGGTCGGCGGGCACGTACACGCCCTGACGGTCGGCGTAGAGCAGCCGCATTCCGTTGGTGGCGCCATCGGCGACGGTGACTCGGTCGTCCTCGTAGTCGGTGTACAGGGTCTCGATGTCGGCCATGGCGGGGCCTCCTGGTGGTTGAGGGCTGGCGGGGGCTACTGCTGCGGCGCGTCGGGGGCGATGTAGCGGGCGTACACCCGGTGCTCGCCGTCGACGGTGCGGGCGGTCGCCTCGAAGCGGCCGGGGCCGTCGGAGTAGGCGCGGATCCGGCGGCGACCATTGCCGCGGATCCCGGCGGCAGCGCACGCGGCTGCTTCGGGGTTCGGGTGGCTGGAGACGCGCGCCCATTCGCCGGGGCGGCTGCGGAGTTCAGCGGCGTTCGCCTGGTGCTGCTGCCTCAAGGCAGCGCCGCGGTCGCCGGGGAGTGGTTCGAAGATCATGAGGGCTTCTCTCGGTGAGTAGGTGCAGGTCAGAACGGCGCCTCGTCGGGGGCGCCCGGCTGCGTGGCCCAGGGGTTGGCGTTGGCGGCCGGCTGCTGCTGGCCCCAACCGCCGCCCTGCGGCGCCCCGTTCGCCCCCTGCGCGAGCCGGTTGGCCTTGTTGACGGTGGCGGTGGCGTTGCGCAGGGACGGGCCGACCTCGTCGACCTCGACCTCGAACACCGTCCGCTTCTCGCCGTCGCGGGTCTCGCAGGAGCGCTGGGTGAGGCGGCCGGTGACGATGCAGCGCATGCCGCGGCGGAGGGACTCGGCGGCGTTCTCGGCGAGCTGGCGCCAGGCGTTGCAGGTGAGGAACAGGCTGTCGCCGTCCTTCCACTCGTTGGCCTGCCGGTCGAACGTGCGGGGGGTGGACGCGATGCGGAAGTTCGCGACGGCCACGCCAGAGGGGGTGAACCTCAGCTGCGGGTCCTCTACGAGGTTCCCGACGATGCTGATCTGCGTCTCGCCTGCCATACAAGTTCCTCCGGGAGTTCGTTTCGCGTGACGAACTTAGCGTGTCCGGGGGTGGGGTGTCTGCGTTTCCGCCACCCCCGTCTTGTGGCGTCGGTCACACGTGGGTGATGTGGTAGCCGGCCTCGGCGAGGCGGCTCAACAGGTGCTCGGCGTCGCGGACGGCTCCAGGGTCCACGGGGTGCGCGCCGGGGTTGTAGCGGCCGGGCGCGGCGTCGACCAGGGCAGCCGCGAGAACCGCGCGCACAGCCCCGCTCGCGGGCGATCTCGGCTCGCGGGTCACCGGGTGCCGCCCTGCGCCTGGTAGGCGTCACGGCGGCTCGCGTGGACGTCCGTGCGGATCTCGCGGCCGGACGGGGTACGGCAGCGGCGCCACGCCCGCGCCCGGCACGTCCCCACCGGGCAGTCGACCGCCAGTTCCGGCCGCTCCGCGCGCCGCTGGGCCCGGCCGGGGAACAGGTCGTCAAGCGACCGGCCGACCTGCTGCGCGAATTCCTGCGCGCCGCGACGTCCGGCCGGCGCCGGGTCGAGCGCCGCCACCGGCGTCCGGGCCGGGACGGCGCCGTCAACCGCCGCCCGCACCTCCAGGCGGCGGCGGCCGGCCCACTCGGCGCCGGTCTCGTCCGGCCGGCCGGAGTCGACCAGCACGGCGGCGTCGACCCTCGCGTTGCGGATGCGCTGGCGTCCGGCGCGCACCAGCGCGGGCGTCAACCACTGGTCGGTGGTGCCGTAGTGCGCGGCGACCGCGGCGCGCACGTCGCCGTCGAGGGGGATGTCGGCGAGGGCCTCGGACCAGGCGTGGGCGTCGGCCTCGCCGATGGTGCGGCGGTCGAACGCGGCGATGTACGCGAGGAGCTGGGCGGCATCGGCGGGGGTCACTGGGCTGCCTCCTGGGCGCGGAGTCGGGCGGCGAGGGCGAGGCCGTCGGCGACGCGCTGGTCGGTGGTGGATGGGCGGCGGGCGGCGGCGAGCGGGATCACGGGGGCGGGGCCGGGCATGCCGGGCAGCGGCGCGTCGTAGACCGCGGGGACGGCGGCGGCCGGGTAGGCGCGGGGGTCGGCCCAGACGCGCGCCCAGTAGCGGGCCGGTTTCGGGTCGGTGCCGGGCACCCAGCGGTGGGCGGCGGCCTCGGCCATCGCGCCGGGCCCGTACTGCTGGGCGAGGCGGACGAGGTCGCGCTGCTCGCCGAGGCCGAGCGACCACATGACCGGGACCCCGGCGTCGCGCATCGCCTCGGCCAGCGGCCGGAGGTCGGGGATCAGGGCGGCCTCGCTCGCGCGCGCCCGCTGCTGCTGCTCTATCCCGGTAGGGATAGAGCTATACGGGTCGGGTCGGGTCGGGGCGCCGTGACTCACGCCGTGACGGTCGCCGCTGACCTGCGGATACTCCGGAAACTCGGAGTTTTCTCCGGGCGATGTCCGGTCGGACTTCGCCCGGACTTCGTGCGGACTTCGCTCGGAGTCCGGTCGGAGATCGCCCGGAGCGGGGTGCGCGCGGCCCTCCGGGGCGGTGTCGCGGGCGCGCTGCCGGGCCTGCCGATCGGCGTCCGCGCGGCGCTGCGCGAGCACCCGCTCCCGGCTCGGCTGGTAGTCGGTGAAGTCATGCACCCGGTACCCGTTGGCGCCGTCGGGCTCCCACAGGCCGGCCGTCACCAGCTCGGCCACGGCCGCCTTCGGGACGCGCTGGCGGCCGATGGCCAGCGGCAGGAGGTCGGCGGTGATGTGGCCGTCCGTCAGGTTGGCGGAGCACCAGCAGATCGCGGCGACGTGGATGCGGAACGCCTTGTCGCTCAGCCGCGCGACCTTCGGGTGGGCAGGGAACCTGTCCTCGAATCGGACCCAGGGCACGTGCTACTCGCTCTCGGTGGGGGCGCACGGCTGCGCGGGGGTGCGCACGGCGTGCTCGGTGGGGGTGCACGTCTGGTCGGCGTCGGCCGCCGGGTCGTGCGCCCGGGGCGATCGGCGGGCGGCATGACCCAGTACCGGTTCGGCTGGCCCTGCGCGCCCCCGGGGAACACGAGCAGCTCACCGAGGGCGCACAGGTCGCGGATGGCGGTCTGCACCCCCCGGCGCGACAGGTGCGCACGCTCGGCGATCTCGGCGACCGTCAGCTCTGCGCCCCCGAACGGCCCGGCGGCGTCCGCGAGGGCGAGCAGCACCAGGCGACTGCGGTTCCGTGCGCGGGAGTGCGCATGGACGATGCGGGTGATGGCTGCATTCATCTGCTGGTCCTCTCCGGTCGAGTGGCGGTGGCGGGCGCCTCGGGGCGCCCGGCGAGGGCGGCTGGGGTGTGCTCGGGGCAGCGCCAGCCGCAGGGGTAGGGACGGGCGCCCGGCCGGTCGCAGTGCGCGCCGGCCGGGCCGTCCCAGTGGCGGCAGGTCACCACCAGGGGTCCGCCTCTCCCCGGACGATGGGGCGGGGGGTGTGGCCGATGTGGTATCCGCCGGACGGCTCCGGGCACAGGTAGGTGCGGAGCACCTCGCCCGGGTTGTAGGCGCGCGCGGCCCTCTTGGCGACGCGCCGCGAGCAGTAGGCCCATTTGCCGCAGGGGCGGCAGTACGTCCGCATCCGGTGGATCTGGTCGGAGCCCTTGCCGGGGGCGTCGAGGCGGGTCATGCGGCGGCTCCGAGATGCCGATCCGGCACGCCGCGCCAGGTGCGGACGGCGGAGTCCTTGCCGCTCGGGCGCGGGGTCTGGCCGAATCCGGCGCGCTCGATCAGGCCCGTGTCGGCCAGGCGGCGGGCGAGGCGCCCCCAGTGCGAGCGCGGGTTGGGCGGGTCGGGGAGCTGCTCGCGCTTGGCCACGTCGGCGAACATGAACACCTCGCCGGACCGGGCGGCCCGCTCGAAGGCGGGCAGCACCTCGGCAACCCATGTGCTGTAGGCGTCGGCGGACGGGGCCGCCCCAGACGGGGCGGCCTCCATCTCGAACAGGGCGTCGGCCGTCACGCCGCAGCCTCGGGCGTCTCGGGCGCGGCCGGGGCCAACTCCGGCAGCACCAGCGCGCCGAGCCGACCAGCCCGCCACGCCTCCGCAACCCGCTCGCGGCCGTCCTTGGCGAACCGCACCGAGTGCGTCCGGCTCCGGCTGGCGCGGATCTCCACGCCCGGCACGTCCAGCACCTCGCCCGTCTGGTCATCGACGACGCGCGGCACGCCCGCCGCGGTCATCTCGGAGAGCCACTTCGCCTCCGACGCCGGCTGCACCACCCAGAGGAACTGCCGCTCGATCTCGGTCTCGTAGTGCTCGCGCACCCACTCGGCGAACGCCGCCTTGTCGACCACGACCGCCGCGGGCTTCGGGTCAGTGAGGCTGGCCTTGGCGATCTCGGCGCCGTCCGGCAGCACCGCCTTCCCCCCGGTCGCGCCAGTCGTGTCGATGACGTGCTGGACCTCGGCGCGCGCCTCCTCGTAGGCCGCGCGGACCTCGTCCAGGAGCGCTTTCAGCACGGCCTCGCGGGTGACGGCCTCGGTGAGGCTCAGAGTCGGCTCGGTCACTTGCCCATCCCCCGCTCGATCGTGTCGGCCAGCGCGGTGAGGTTGGCGTCGGTGGTCTCGGCCAGCGGCGTGGCGTAGAGCGTCTGGCACTCCTGCTCGACGTCGTCGCGGGTGAGGCCGGCGCGCTTGGCGAGGGCGGCGAGGCGCTCGCGCGGGCTCGGCTGGCGCTCGGCCGAGGTGACGACCGCCGCGGGCTCGATCGGCTCGGCCACCGGCTCGGCCGGGGCGGCCTCGGGCTCGGCGTCCGGGAGCGAGCTGCCGATCTCCGCGATCTGCGCGAGGTAGTCGCCGGGCGCCCCGTCCGCCTTCGCCTTCTGCCACACCGCGCGCGCCTCGGCGACGGTGCGGCACGCCCGCGCCTTCGCGAGGTAGTCCGGGTGCTCCGGCTCCCCTTCCGGCGCGAGCTCGGCCGGGGGCTGCTCCCACGGGCCTGGCTCGGCGCGGTTGCTGTGCTGCACCTGCCGGGCGCCCTGCGGAGTCAGACGCTCGATCTCGGCCATGTCCGGGGTGTCGGCCTGCGCCATCTCCTCGGCGGTGTAGATCCCCGCCAGGTCGTGCGGGAACGCCTTCCTCAGCGCCAGGGCCTCGGCGCACTTCGCGATCTGCCCGGACGGCATCCGGCCCCACAGCCCCGAGGGGTTGCCGTCCGGGAAGGTCTGCACGTACTCGGAGAAGCGGGCCACAGCCGAGAACCGCTCGCCGTTGCGGAGCACAGTCACCTTCGCCGCGGCCGGCGGCGTATCCGCCAGCCACGCATCGCGCCAGCGGCCGGACTGGTCGCACCACAGCGTGTCCTCGTAGCCGAACGACTGCCGGGATTCGGAGGCGACGCGGTGGGCGATGACGCGGTACCCGTCGATGCCGGTCTGGGGGGTGTAGACCTTCCGCTTCTGCTTCTTGTCCCAGCGGCCGATCAGGTAGATCTGACGGGAGAACGGGTCGAGCTGGGTGCGCTGGCACAGGTGCAGGAACGCGGACAGTTCGGCCGGGGCGACGTCGTCGTCGATGCCGGTCTGCCGGAGCACGGCGGCCTGCTCCGGGCTCCACGTGGTCTGGTCGGGGCGGATGGCGAGCGCCCCGGCGTACTGCTGCTCGGCGGGGCGGACGGGCAGGGTGCTGACGGTCATGCGGATGCCTCCAGATCGAGGAGTGCGGCGAGGTGGTCGCGGGCCGCGTCCGCCGCAGCGGCGGCGTGCTCGTGGCCGAGGTCGGTGGTGCCGGGTGCGTCCGGCAGGTGGTCGAGGGCGTCGGCCAGAGCCCGCAGGCCGGCGGCGACCGCGCGCGGGTCGTCGGCGTAGGCCGAGGCGACGGCGTCGAGGACGGCGGCGGTCACTCCGCACACCCCTCGGCCGCCAGGGCGGCGAGGTCGGCGAGGTAGTCGGGCCGGTCGGGCCACTCCAGGCGCTCGGCATCGGTGGGCTCGCGCAGCCACACGGCGACGAGCGCGGGGACGAGGCACAGGAGGTGCCCGCCGGTGGCGGTGACCAGCTCGACGGCGGGGCGCGGCAGGGCGACGTACCGCACGCGCGGCATCCGGGCGAGCAGGGGCCGCGTCCAGGCGCGGGCCGCGATGCGCACGGCGCTCAGGGAGGTCCCGGTCATCGGGCGTGCCTCCCGCCCTGGTTGGCCGGCCGCGCCGGGCGGATGGTGTCGGCCGCGGTGTCCTCGCGCGAGGCGGTCCACTCGCCGACGGCCAGGACGCCCAGGTACAGGGCGGCGCCGATGGCGAGCACGATCATGAGGGCGGTGTCCATCAGGCCATCGCCTCCATCAGCTGGTCGCAGCACTCGCCGAGGATGCGGATGCGGTCCCGGGCCGGGAACCGGCGCAGGTAGGCCAGGAGGTCCGGGCATTCGATGGCCGGGACGTCGGGGATACGGTGGTGGTGCACGGCGTGTCCTCTCTCTGTGGTGTGCCGTGTCGCGCCCGTCCCAGCTGTCACCTGGGGCGGGCGCTCGTGCGTCAGGCCGCGAGCGCGGCCGGGCGGGGCGCCGTCGAGCGGTCGCAGCGCCGCACATGCGCGGCCTGCTCCGGCGTCAGGCGGCCGGCCGCGAGATCGGCGGCGATACGGGCCAGCGCCATGTCGAGTTCGGCGCGGGCCGCCGCGTAGGCGTCCTCGCGGGTCACTGGGGGCCTCGCCGCAGCCGGTCGTAGCTGAGTCCGTAGACCCGCTCGATCGCGTCGACCGTGGTGTGCGAGGGGGTGGTGCGTCCGGCGAGGAGGAGGCTCGCGCTGGACGGGCTGATGCCGAGGTGCTGGGCGACCTGGCGGACGTGCACGTTGCCGCGGCGGTTGGGGCCGCGGGTGTGGACGTGGCCGGCGCGGGTCGCTGCGTCGATGAGCGCCTGGTGGTCCCAGGCGGGTGCTGGAGTTCGTCTCACGTGACAAACATAGACCATGATTGTTCGGCGCGCAAGACAATCTGGGATAGGGTGAGGCTGAAACCGGCCGTCAAGTTACGTGCACGTGACAAACAAGCCGTGTTGATCTTGTGAGGATTGCATGAGGGGATGTGTGCGAACTGGCCCCGCCTGTCGCACGTACCTGCTAGGAATGGTGCATACGCCGTAGTGCGCCGGGCGCACGCGCGTAGACACGCTGTGAGGGGGAGGTGGGAATCCGCCAACCGCGCGCGACGGGGGGACGCGCTAGTCCCGCGCGCGATACGTTTGGCACATGAGACAAAGTAGCTGGCCGAGCGCGTTCGCCGAATGGCTCGCCGACCAACTCGCCGACCGCGGATGGGACCTCGACGCCCGCGGCTGGCGCGCAGACCTCGCCCGCAAGGCCGGCATCCCCCGCGCCGCCATCACCCGCATCTTCAGCGACGGCACCACCCCAGCCCCCGCCACCATCCACGCCCTCGCCGCCGCCACCGGCATCCCCGCCACCGCAATGCTCACCCAGGCCGGGATCATCCACGACCCCCACCACCCCACCACCCCGCCGCCCGTCACCACCAGCCAGGCACTCGAAGCACTAGGCGTCGACCCCGACGACCGCCCCGCCGTACTCCACCTCATCCAAGCGCTCGCAGCCGCGCGAGACGCCCCACCCAGCTAGGAGCCTCCCCACCCATGATGAGCGCGCGCCACCTCCACCACCTCTGCCTCGCCCTCAGCGGAATCCTCACGGCCGCCATCACCCTCGCCCTCACCGGCGCAGCGCTCCACCTCACCGGCCCCATGACCCTGGGAGTCCTCGCACTCACCCCCACCGTCCCCGCCCTGTTCGCCGCATGGTGGCGCTACACCGTCCGCCGCATGGACGCCCGCCGCGACCGCGACCAGGCCACCGGCTACGCCCAGGCCGTGCAGCACATGGCCAGCGCCACCGTCACCCCCATCCAGCGCCCCGCCCCACCCGAAACCCAGCGGAACAGCCTGTGACCATCCACCTACCGCCCGACCTGTCCCAGTACGCCATCGAGGGGCCGCCCGCCGGCCCCCCCGACGGCACCCCGTACATCGGCTACGTCCGCGTCTCCACCTGGCGCGAGGAGGCCATCAGTCCCGAAATCCAGGCCGAGGCAATCACCTCCTGGGCCAACCGCAACGGGCACCGCATCATCGGCTGGATCACCGACCTCGACGCCACCGGCCGGAACTTCAAGCGCCGCATCATGCAGGGCATCACCGCCATCGAGGAAGGCGCCGCCGCCGGCATCGCCGTCTGGAAGTTCAGCCGCTTCGGCCGCGACCGGGCCGGCGTCGCCCTCAACCTCGCGCGCGTCGAGCGCGTCGGCGGCGTCCTCCAGTCCGCGACCGAGGCCGTCGACGCCCGCACCGCCACCGGCCGCTTCACCCGCGGCATGCTCCTTGAGGTCGCCGCCTTCGAGTCCGACCGGGCCGGGGAGCAGTGGCGCGAGACCCACGCGCTCCGGCGCCAGCACGGCATCCCCGCCACCGGCGGCCAGCGCCTCGGCTACATCTGGCACCGCCGCCGCATCCCCGACCCCGCCCGGCCCGGCAAATGGATTCTCCAGCCCGAGTGGTACGAGCCCGACCCCGAGACCGCGCCGATCGTCGCCGCCCTCTACACCGACCAGCTCGACCACCGCACCGGCTACGCCGCCCTCGTCGCCCGCCTCAACGCCGCAGGCCTCCGCAACGGTTGGGGCCGCCTCTGGAAATTCGACGGCCTACGCCGCTACATGCGCACCGGATTCCCCGCCGGCCTCCTCCGCATCCACGACCCCGAATGCCACTGCGACTACAAGGCCAACGGGGGCACCTGCACCCGCTGGACCTACATAGAGGGCAGGCACGAGGCCCTGATCACCCCCGAGACCTGGGAACGCTGGCTCGACCTGCGCGCAGAGATCCGCGGCACCGCGCCCCGCGCCCGCAACCCGATCTACCCGACCACCGGGCTCGCCCGCTGCGGCAACTGCCGCGGGGGCGCGAACGCCACCAGCGCCCGGCGCAAGGGCGGCCAGGTCCCCGGCTACGCCCTGTCCTGCGGCCAGGGCCACAGCACCGGCCGGACCGTCTGCGATTCCCCGGTGTGGGTGCAGCGCGCCATCGTCGAGGACGAGCTGAGGATCTGGCTCGCCCGCGAGGCCGCCGCCGGCATCGACGCCACCCCCGCCACCACGATCCCCGCGCAACGCCGCGTCCCGGAGGAGCAGCTGCGGCGCGCCGCCGCCGAGCGCGGCAAGCTGGTCGCCGAGGTCGAGCGGGCCGGGCAGGCCCTTACCCGGCTCGCCGTCGAGCACGCCATGCACCCGGACGCGATGCCGCCGGAGGTGTACGAGGCGGCGCAGCGCGAGATCATGCAGCGCCGCGACCAGGCCCGGCAGGCTCTCGCGAGCCTCGGCGAGACGCCGGCCGAGGTGGTCCGGCTCGACGTCCGCCCGGTCATGCTCGGCCTGCTCGACGCCTGGGAGATCATGACCGCGGAGGAGAAGAACCGCCTGCTCCGGGAGCTGGTGCGCAGGGTCGTGCTGACCCGCGGCGCCGCCGGCCAGAAGGGCGTGGAGGGCTCCGGACAGACCCGGATCGAGATTCACCCGGTGTGGGAGCCGGACCCCTGGGCGGAGTAGCCCCCTGACCTGCGCATAGACACTGGGCGTAGCCACTCCTTTTATCAGCCTTCACACTCGATAAGGCGTGTAAAACGAGTGCCCGGAGGCGCGAAAGAGGCCCCCGCCAGACGCGCTGGCGGGGGCCATTCGCCGGCCCGGGGTGATGAGACGACACGCCCGAGTCGACCTCTTGATCGTATGCGCTCGGGTAGTCCTCTGGCTACCCTTGGTGCCCATCGGCTACCTCTGGCCACCTCTGGCTACCGGTCGGCCGGTAGCGACCGGTAGCGGCCGGTCGCGGCCGGTGTCGGGATCACTCGTCCGCATCCCGCCCCGCGCCCATACGCTCCGGTCATGCGGCAGACCAGGTACCTGTACGAGCGGGTGGCGGACACGATCGAGGCCGGCATCCGATCCGGGCGGCTCCGGCCGGGCGGACGGCTGCCGAACCGCTACGACCTCGCGGCCGAACACGGCGTGTCGACGAAAACCATCGCGCGGGCCCTGGTCGAGCTGCACGCGCGCGGCCTGGTCGACGTCCTCCAGACCGGCGCATGGGTCCGCGGCGACCCCGACCCGGTCGAGCCCGCGGGCGAGGAGATCGAGCACCCGGAGGAGTAGGCGCCGGGACATGCTGCGGCCCCGGGACGCGCCGCGCGCCCGGGGCCGCCATCTGCGGGCACACCCGGGGAGGGGCCCGCAGACGCCTCTATCGGCGGTCGATCTCCGCCCACACGTACTTCCCGAACACCCGCGGGCCCGTCCCCCACCTGTCCGCGAGCGCCTGGAGCAGGTATAGGCCGCGACCACGCTGCCGCTCCTCCGACTCCGGCTTGAACCTGGGGGGCCGGCGGTTGGTGTCGTGGACCTCCACCCGCACGCCCGTCTCGTCGGACATCAAGATGATCTGGATGCAGTCGCCCGGCTCGGACCCGTACCTGATGGCGTTGGTGGTCATCTCGGAGACCAGCAGCACCAGCTCGGCCGCGCGCTCCGGCGGCAGGATCTCGATGGCGTCCAGGTGGGCGGCGACCGCGCGCCGGGCCGCGCTCACGGACTCCGGGACCGCGTCCAGCCGCCACACCGGCGGCAGGTCCGGATCCGGCTGCGGGTCGTCGTCGACGCCGGTTCGGGCTCTCGCGTAGAACCCTGCGGGGGCCGTAGCATCCCTCACGTGGACCACCTCATCTGGTCTGCCAGCCCCGGGCCGTGACAGCGGCGCCGGGGCACTCGCGTTTCTGGCCACGGTACCTCTAGTACGCCGTGGAATACATAGCGTGCGCAGCATTCCTCGCTCGCGACGTGCGCCGCCGCGTGCCACGGTGACCATGTGGATGAGATCGACTGGGCCTCTGACGTGCCGCGATGGCAGCAGTTGCGCGACCTGATCGTGGCGCGGATCGAGGACGGCACCTACTCGCGCGGGGAGCGCGTCCCCTCCGTCGTCGCGCTCCACGCCGATTTCGGCGTGGCTGCGGCCACCGCGCAGAAAGCCCTCCGCGCGCTCCGCGAGGACGGGTGGACGTACACCGTGCCGGGGCTGGGGAGTTTCGTCGGGCCGAAGCCGGGGCGCGGATAGGGCTTGACACTTTGCCGCACGTGCGGCAAGGTTATGGGTGTCGGCAGGGACAGGCCCCGCCGCACAGACCAGAGGAGCCCCACATGGCCACCATCGCCAGCATCGCCGCCGAGTACCGCATGCAGCCCCACGAGCTGGAGGCGTTCGGCGGCCCCCTCCTCGACGGCATCGGCCAGAGCGACGAGCTCCCCGAGCGCGTCGAGCAGGAGCTCCGCGACGTCCTCGACCACACCGAGGACGGCGTCTACCGCGCCTGACCAGCACGCCAGCGGCCCCGCCCCCGACCGAACCGGGGGCGGGGCCGCCGCCACGAGAGGATACGCCGCCATGCCCGACCCCGAGACCTGGGACATCAACCAGGTAGCCGCCCACCTCGGCCAGACTCCAGCCGCCGCCCGCCGCACCCTCTCGCGCTGGGAAGTGCGCGCCTGCGGGGAGCGCCGGCTGGAGTCCGGCCGGATCGGCTCCGTCTACGACGCCGACCAGGTCCGCGCGGCCCACGCCGCCGCCCCCGGCCGCGGCGCGCGCACCGATCTCCGCGAAACGCGAGACAGTGCCGGCCCCGGTGGGCTACCGTCGTAGACGCCGCCGCAAGGCGGAGTGGCGGTCGCCCTCTCGGGGGCGGCCGAGGATCTCAATCCGTACCACTGCTCCCCGCGCCCGCGGGGATGGCTCCAGATGGAGCACCGCATGCTCCCCGCGCCCGCGGGGATTCCCCGCCGTCGCGGGGGTGTACCGGCGTAGGCCCGATCCAGGTCCCACGCGCGCACGATCTCCCCGCCGCTGTGGGGGTGTTCCGGCTCGGGCCCGGTCCCGATCGCGGACATGCAGGTAGTCCCTGCCGATGCAGGGTGTGGGAACGGCCGTCCTCCGGGGCGGCCGTTCCGTTTTCCCCGCCGAAGTCGACTCGCCGAATCCCCTTGACACTTTGCCGCACGTGCGGCAAAGTTACTGCCATCGGGACAGCACACCGCCGGCCCCACACCCCAGGAGCACACCATGAGCACCACCGAGACCGTCACCATCCCCCTGGACAGCGGCGACATCACCGTCACCGTGAAGCCCCAACTGAGCGGGTACGGGGTGCGCCTCGAGGTCCGCCGCGCTGGCGAGGTCGTCACCCGCGACAAGGTCCTCGCCGAGATCGACGACTTCTACCGCGCCCGGATGGTCCGCGCCGGCGTGGACCTCCCGGACCGCACGCACCACATCGGCCAGGTCGTCCTCACCGCGGAGCACGCGGCCGCCGTGGCGGCCGCCATCGAGCGCGTGCGGGCGGCGAATCCGGAGGCGCAGGTGATCCGGCTCGGGTCGCAGCGCCGGGGCCTGGCGGAGGCCGTCGCCGCGGTGCTGGAGGGCGCGGCCGACGCGAAAGCCCGCGCCTACGAGGACGGGGTGCCGCAGCGCTGGCACCAGGGCGAGGAGGCCGAGTACGCGGCCCGCGAGGCCGCCGCCCGCCAGGCCCTCGCCGAGTTCGACGCGGAGCACCCGGAGATCCGCGCGGGCGAGGAGTCCGAGCTGGCGGCCGCGGCGCGCCGGCGGATGCTCGACTGATGTAGCGCGGCGCAGCGCGGCCCCCGCCAGAGCAAGTGGCGGGGGCCGCTCCCGTACCGTACCCGCGGGGCCCGGGTCTGTCACAGGACCGTCACAGCCCCCGCACCCCAGCACCACCACGGCGCGCACCTGGCGTACCGTCAGCCCGACACCACCGAGGGGGACCCGATGCCGCGCCAGCCCTACCAACCGCCCACCACCGCGCCACGCCCCAACATGCGCCCCATGATCATCCTCGGGGCCGTGATCGGCTTCCTGATCGTGTGCGGCATCATCGGCGCCCACGTCACCCCGCCCAGCTCGGCGACGCCGGCCGCGACCGTGAGCAGCACCCCGGCGCAGCCCGTGCCCAGCTCGGCCACGCCCGAGACCCCCGCCCCATCCGACACTGATACGCCCGACCCCGCCGACACCGCCCCCGCCACCACCACCGGCGGCGGAAGCAGCCACCACCACGTCACCGTCGGGAGCTGCGTCGGCCACAAGATCCTCCACGTCTGCCTCCGCTCCTGACCCCGGAGACGACGAAAGCGCCCCCGCCCAGCCGCACTCGCGGCCAGACGGGGGCGTAGTTCGATCAGTGCCGGAGGGCATCCCACAGCGCGGCGGCGCCGCCGGCCACAGCCGCCACCGACGCCAGACCCGGCGCCTGCCACCGCGTGCGCTGCTGCCGATGCTGCTCCCGCTCGATCTCGTCGAGGCGCTCGCCGAGCATGCGGTCACCCGCCTCCCGCTCCGCGCGCTCCCGATCGATGTCGGTCGCCTGCCGCTCCGAGCGCTCCACGAGCACCTGGAGCGAGCCCTTGATGTCCGCGAGGCCCGTGCGGAAATCCCCCCTCAGCTCGGTGAGTTGCACCGCGAGGGACACCTGCGTTGACTCCGGCGGCGTCACCGGCGCAGTGCCTTCGCCGCGGCGATGCGCTGCCCGATCCAGCTCTTCGCCGCGCTCAGAACGGCGGCGATCGGCGCCGACCACACCGCGTCGATCCCGGACACGACGGTGATGCCGTAGCCCACGGCAGCCTGCGCCAGCGTCCAGTACGCCCGCCGCGCATTGTCGCTGGTCAGCCACGCCTTGAGGGCTCTCAGGTTCAGGGTCACGATGGCCTCCGGCCGGTAGAGGGTGGGTGGTCAGGAGCCGGACGGGCCGGAGACCTCGACGTGCACGACGTCCGCGGCGAGCGCGTCGGCGATGGCCTTCTCAACCGCGGCGACGACGGTGTCCGTGTCGACCTCGGCGCCGAGCTTCCCGGCCAGCGTGGCGATCGCCGCCTGCGCGGCCGTGAGCTGCGCCGTGAGCGCCTTCACGCCCGCCACGGCGGCGGTCGCCTGCGCCCGCGCGTCGAGGAGGACCTGATGCATGTCCTCCGTGTCCGGCGTCTTCGAGGCGGTGTTCTTGTACGCCCACACGGTCCGGGCGTCGGCAGGGGTCAGCGGCACGTCGGCCTCCGGGGTCGGGTCCGGGTCGACGCCCGGCCAGTGATCCGCCACGACCGAGATGTCGTAGCTGGCGGTGTTCGTGTACTGCTTGGCGACCGCGCCGGCCGGGATCACGGCCGAGTGGTCGTAGTCGGCGATCCAGTACTGCGGCTCGGAGACGCCCGCCGCGGCGAAGGCGGCACGGACGGCCGGCCACGTCGAGCTGTTGCAGTACACGGTCAGCTCGGTGTTGGGGGTGTCGGCCATCGTCTGCGTGCACCACAGCACCGCCCCCGCGGGCGTGGCGTCGCCGGTCTCGACGTCGAGCACCTGGGCGCGGGTGGTGTGCGCGATGGCGATTTCGACGACCGTCGCGTGCGGGAAGCGGGCCCGGAGCGCGGGGATGTTGGCGTAGTTGCCGTCCACGTACCCGGCGACCATCGCCGCCGAGGCGGGGATGCCAGCGACGTTGACGGAGTCGTACATCGTCCGGGCCACGGTCACACCTCCGGCTGGACGGCGTCGCCGCCCTGCGCGAACAGGGTCTCCAGGTCGGCCCAGGAGAGGAGCGCGTGTCCCTGGTCGGCCCAACCGGTCCCCCAGGAGTTCCGGATGCGGACGGTCTGCGCCTCGGCGTCGACCGCCACCACGCACACCTGATGGCCGCCCGCGAGGCCCGAGGCGGGGTTGACCACGATGCGGTTGTCCGGGCCGACCTGGAACATCGACTGGTACCACGGGACGCCGATGCTGATCGGGCCGCGGGCGAGCATGCGCAGCGCCGTGTGCACCGAGGTGGTGTGCCGGTAGCTCCTGATCAGGCCCTTGCGCTGGAGTGCCTGCATCGACCACGCCCCGGAGCTGCCGGTGTCGTCCGGCGGGTACTGCCCGGGGATCTGCGAGTCGTCGAGCTGGGTCTCCAGCGTGTAGAGCGCGACCGCGTCGGCCTCGGTGAACGTCCGGCCGGCGACCGCGAACGGCTCCGTTACCAGGGTGCCGAGCGCCGCGTTGGCGGTGCAGGAGCCGATCTGGCCCTGGTCGAAGCACGGCTGAGCCTCCGCGTGCGAGGCGGAGCGGATCGGCGAGAACAGATCCTCGACCGCGGCCAGGTGCGCGGGGAGCGCGTCGTGCACCTGGTGCCGGCCGAGGCGGTAGGGGTTGTCGGGGCGCTCGGTGAAGCGGCGGAACTGCACGGGTGCCTCCAGGGCATGAAGAAGCCCCCGGCCGGACGGCACGGGGGCGGGGCGAGCGGGCGCGGCTACTGGAATGCGATGGGGTCGGTGCTCACGCTCGCAAGGGTCGAGTCGTAGGAGATCACCTGTTTGGTGATCGTGATCTCGGTGCCATCCGGCCACGCACAGCCCTTGAGCGCGGTGAGGATTTCCACGGCGAGGGCGTCGTCTATCCCATCCCCGCCATCGAGAGAGCCCGACCACTGAGTCATTCCGTTCGGGAGCTGCACGAGGAGCTGATAGACGGTGTCAGTAGAGGTATTTGCCACGATTCCCCTTTAGGCGTGGTCGAATCGAGCGGAGAAAGTGGCTGTTACTCCGCCGGTGGAGTTCAGCGCGAGGGCGCTCCCGCTGTTCTGGTAGGTCCACATCCAGATCGTGTCACCAGCGTTGAGCTGGACACACGTAGTCGACCTCACGGACACCAGGCCAGGGCCGCCCGAGTTCCACGTCTCCGAGCCGGTCATCGTCGAGCCGGCGGTATTCAGGCTGAATGCGACGGCCCGGGACCCGGCCGAGTTGGCCGCGTAATTCACGAATCCCTTGACCTCGTACCACCCGGCGACCGGAACCGTCCACGCGCTCGTGGACGAATTCCAGCCGCCATACGGGTCCAGGGCGATGGTTTCCAGAGGGACAGTCGTATACGGGGAATTACCGCCGCTGTTAATGCTGGTTCCCGTATTCGACCGCGCTATGAACCTGGGCGGATTCAGCAGGAAATTGACGGCATCCCGCAAATTCGCATTCAGCTTGTCGGCGGTAATCCGATTACCGCCCGCCCACGTCAGCTCGGCGGGGAGCGCCAGTCCGGACACATGTCCTCCTCGGTCAGATGGCGACGATCGCGGGCTGCGCCAGCGCCACCGAGGCGCCAGCCGGGAGCGGCTTGCTCACGCCGTTGATGGCGCGGATGACGGTGAGGGACTGCGGCGAGCTGGTGCCCGTGCAGCCGGTCACCCGCACCACCTCGCCCGCGACCGCCAGGTCGAAGGGGAAGTCGGCCGCGCTGTCCGCCGCGCTCGCGAGGTAGGCGACGTCCGCGACCAGCGTCGACCCGGCCGACGTGATGCCCAACGTCGGGTTGATCGTGGCGAAGTGCGCCGTGCTGGGCACGGTGACGGTCGCCGTGACCTCCTGCCAGCCCGGCGCGCCCGGAACCGCGATCGACGTCGTCGACAGGTACCCCCCGGAGGCGTTGAACCAGTTCACTCCGAGGCCGGCCGAGCCCGCCGTGAGCATCGCGGCATGCGCGATCACCGTCCCGCCCGGCGTCACCGCCACCTGAGCCGACTCGATGTGCGGCGACCCCGACGAGCCGTCGCTGACCAGCTGCGCCGACCAGTCCCCAGAGAACGGGGCGCCCTCCGGCGTCGGCACCCGCGTCAGCGTGCCGCCCACGCCGGTCCAGCCCGTCAGCCCGAGCTCGAAATCCGGGTTCGGCGTGAGGCGCTTGGCGCTGGTGGCCCACAGGGCGCCCGAGCACGCCACGCTCAACGTCGTCGCCGACGCGGACGCCGCCGCGGCGAGCGTCGAGCCCTCCACATCCGCGCGCGCCAACTCCGCATCCCCCACCTCAGCCACCCGCCACACGCTGCCCGGCGTGCAGTTGTACGTGACCGTCCAGTGCCCGTAGCCCGGCAGCGTCTCCGAGTAGCCCTCCACGACGAGATCGGCCGTGGTGACGCCCTCCCACGCCGGCAGCCCGGACAGCCGCAGCGCGTCCCAGATGTCGACCGCCGCGGCGGCCTCCACATCGGCGACACGCTCCATGTCCACCGTGACCTGCGGCCAGCGGGCCTCGTCCACCGTGCCCAGGTGCAGGAGCCACCCGGCGGCGGTCGCCGCCTGATCGTCCGTCGCGAGGAGCAGGCTGACGGACTGTGGGTAGTCGCCGACGCCGACCGGCGGGTCCGCGACGCTCATCGGCGAGCCGTCGGCGAGCACCGCGACCGCGCTCGACCCGTTCGTGCGGGTCACCGTCACATCGTTGGCGATGTGCTGGTCATCGTCGGTCGGCTGGAGCGGCGGCACCAGACCCGGCGTGCCGTAGTCCAGCGTCACGGCCGGCTGCTGGTTGTACAGCGTCGCCCGCGACCGGTACGAGGTCGCGAGGGCGTCGCGGACCTCGCCGAGCACACCGCCATCGGCCTCCGCGGCGTCCGTGAGGACGGTCAGCGCGGTGTCGACGGCCTGCACACCCACCGGCTGCGAGTCCGCATCCGCGCCCCGCACCCACACCGGCAGCGCGTTCTCGGCGGCCACCCGACGGACCCGCGCGGTCGCGGCCTCGCCCAGCCACCCGAGCAGCGCCGTCCCCGTGTTGGAGTAGGCGCTGGTCGAGTCCGCCACCGACACATGGCCGAGGGTGACCTGATCGCCGAGTCCCTGACCGCCGCCGATCGTGATCGTCCCCGGCCCGTGCACGGCACCGGGCGCCGTCATCGTGGTCCCCGGCGCCGGATACTGCCACAGATCCAGCGGCGTGCTCACCGTGGCGGCATCCGCCAGCGCGATCGTGTAGACCCGATACGACGTCGCCGAGGGCGCCGTCACCTGGAGATCCACGCCGATCACGAACCGGCCGCCGCCGACCAGCATCGGGAAGGACTCGGCGCCCGTGTCGAGGACACGCGTCGTCGTCTGGTCGTAGGCCACCAGCTGGAGCGTCCCGCTCGGGCCGATGTTCAGCTCCCACCTGGGGAGGGAGCCGCCGCAGTCCAGGCGGATGAGCTGCTGCAACGAGGGCACGCCGGTGCTGGGGATCTCGGCGACCACGCGGATCGCGAAGACTCCCGGGGCCGCGGACGGCACGCTGCCGCGCAGGGTGCCGGTGCCCATCGTCGGCAGCGGCCCCGATCCCGGGATGCCCGTAGTCGCCGCCCACGTGATCCCCGGGTGGATCACCTGCATCGGCTGTCCGCCCGGCAGCGCCGACGCCGCCGAGGTCGAGCCCGCGGAATCCTCCAGCGGCCAATACGCCAAGATGTCCGTGCGGCCGGAGCTGGTCAGGTCCCGGCGCACCGCTGACTCCAGCGGCGCCCCCGCACGCTGCATCCTGCGCTTGCGCCCGTAGGCGGTGACGGTGGCGTAGACGTCGGTGCCCGAGGCGTCCCAGCTCGACGGCCACTCCGACACCTCGCCGACGAACCGCACCCGGCGCGCCGTGATCGCGCCCGGGTCCGCGGTCCACGCGATGCCGCCCGTCCCCGTCCACGCCGTCGCCCCCGCCGGCACCGCGGTGAAGTCCTCGTCGAGGAGCACGGTGCCGCTGGGGGTGAGGAGCTGGATGCGGCGCGCCGCTAGCGTGCCGCCCGCCGTGCCCACGGCGATCGGGCCGGCCGACGCGTGGATGGACGTAGCGGTAGAGGTCCCAGTCGGGATCGACGTCCAGGCGTCGGAGTCGACCGAGGTGGCCCACGAGATGGTGGCCGTGGTGCCGGAGCTGCTGGGGACCGCTACGACGCGGATCGCGCACCGCGACGGCAGGTCGGACGGCAGGTAGGCGCCTACGTAGTGCGCGGTCGCGGGGGTGCCGTCGGAGGTCCACCGGAACCAGATGATGCCGGCGGAGACGTCCAGGGACCACCCGTAGTCGGTGGTGCTGCTGGCCGACTGCTGCGCGATCACAGCGGTGGGGGCGTAGAGGACGCTGGTGTCGAGGTCGACGCGCACGTCCAGGCCGGTCGCGACGGTCCACGAGGCGGGCCGGGCGGCGGTCGCGGTGCCGCCGTACAGCCGCGGCGAGCCCGCCGTCACCGAGACGCGCATCGGGGTGTTGCGGCCGAGCTGCCCGTACCAGGCGCCCGCCGGGTTGCGCGGGCTGAACCGGCCGTCGCGGTTGTCGAGCGTCAGGGTGCATTGCCCGGGGTCGGGCTCGGTTCCCCAGTCCGACCGGCCGCGCGTGATCCGGATGTCGTCGCGTCGGTACACCCACTGGGTCACGTCGGTCCACACGCCGCCGAGCTGGAGTTCGACGGTGACAGGGAGCAGTCCCACGCCGGTCTCCTCTCTATCGGCCGAGTACGGCTTGGACGTTGCCGCCGCGGGTCGCGATGGCCTTCCGCAGCGGGTCGAGGACGACCTCGGCGATCTTCTGGCCGCCGAGGTTGATGTGCAGCGTGACCGGCCCGGCCGCCGTCGCTGCGGCGG